CAGTTCTTGCAGCACCATGTCTTGGGTTATCTGGGTCCTTCCTGAGCGATCCTGCATGCCTTTTGCAATCGCAGCCTGAATGTCAGGTTTTGTCATGTTCTCGTTGCTGATGGACCTTGCAGTCTTTTCGCTGTAGCCCGCACGGATAGCGGCCTGCGTGGCATTCAGGTCTTTGAGATATTCATCCACAAAGCGCTGCTGTTTTGCTGTCAGCGCCATAGGGAATCCTTTGAGACTTCAGTGCCTCGCGTGGAGAGGTTTGGTGTTTGGAGCGGATACAGGGAATCGAACCCTGATCAGCAGGGTGGAAACCTGCATAGCGACCTGCGCTACCCGCGAATTCAGTCAGGAAGGGGGCTTATCACTACATTTCCCCACTCAGGGTGAATGTCGACGGTCTGGCCATCGCTGGCCTTTAGCGGTTGATCGTGAGAGACGATCACGCCAGCCTCAACGTCGGCGTAGATCACACCAGTGCACAGGGCACCGTCGAGCGTGACCTCACGCCGTCCACGACCATCGTCATACCAGTGCACGTGGTTGCCGTATTGATCTGGCATGACTTACTCCGCGCCACGAAACGGACGCATCTGAATTTGTGGCGCGCTACGGCATCAGCTCGGTAATTCGACGCGGCAGCATCCGGGCGACGTTGCCCCGTGCGTAAATCACGAAGAACAGGACGCATACCATCACCAGGGTGAGGGGTGGCTGAACCACGGATGTGAATGAGGTGAAGTTGTAGGCGATCCGGTAGGCCTCTGCGGCGTTGGCTCCGGCGAATATCCCGGCGACTGTCCCTACAGCTTTGCGGTGGCTGTTGGTGGGAGCTTGATAGCCGACCACGAACAGGAAAATCAGCAGGTGGCAAACTCCCCGGGTACCGAGAAGAAAGTCAGGCATCACACTGGCAAGCCAGCTCAACCCTTCATGGATGTAGTACAGGATTTCATTCATCGCGCTTGCCTCGCTGCATGAACGCCGGCATGAAACCTGCCAGCCATTCAATCCAGTCTGGTCGTGGGCCTCCGTCAGCCCAACGCTTGAGAGAACCGACAACCCATGATGCGAGCGCCGATACGATACAGGCCGCGATCGCCGCAAGCCCGTTGTTTGACCCAAGTCCCAGGATAAATATCCCGACCAGGTATCCGATGATGCAGGAGCCAATCGCGTAGAACAGGCGAGAGCTCCACGGCAGCGATGCAGATGCGGCGAGGAACATAAAGCATCCGCCGATAGAGCCCATCGCGAGGCCTTGATCGAACGTGAGGAGCAACCAAGACATAGCAACCCCTGCTCCATTTGCGGCACCAGTCACTGCGGCGCTGCTTACTACACTTTCAGCGGCCATAGGGACCTCGTCCAGCTCATTCTCATACTGCCTCGATCGGGAAGCTGCTCATCCCGTGACACCCAATAATCGGCGCGCATGACGAAGGCAGCATTGAGGGCCTGAACAGGCCCAGTCAGAAACGAAAAAGCCCCGCACAATGGCGAGGAATGGGATTGTGTAAGACTTTTTCCTCCGACGCGCCAAAGCTTTCTTAATCGAGGAAAATCTCTGAGCCTAGAGGGTCAGAAACGAGCCTCTAGGCAACCATCCTTACAGGAGATCGTATGTGATGTATGCGCCGTTGAAGCTACCGCTGCTTGCCAGCCACAGACCATAACCGGCAGGAATCGTAATCTGGAATGGCAAAGTGGCAGAAGCACCTGCACCAGTGTTGGCAGCAGCAGCGCCTCGACATGCGAGAATCACAGGCCTGGTCACATCAATGTCACTAGTCGGAGCCGTAGTGCCTGTCGACAGGATTGACCAGGCGTTCCCTGCGGTAATGGTAGCAGTACGCAATACAAGACCGTTAACGTTGGCAGCAGGGGCCACGAGCTGAGCGCTTCCGCCGTTCGGCAGCGAGCTTTTAAACAGAGAGCCAATTTGTTCAGCCATTTTTTCACCTATTGAGTCGAATGATTGGTTGCGGACAATTCCGCGGTCATGTCGCTCAAAGGCGATCGCTCGGGGCTCGAGGTCCTCACATGATTCAACGTCCCGCAGCGGGAACACTTGATCTGGAGCTCGGTCATCTCACCGATTCGGGCGAGAAGTCTTTTGCACTTGCCACATCTGCAATCTTTCAACATCTGCAAAGCCTTATGATTTTCTGCTAGGCTCCGCCCCGCTCGCGCGAGCAGTGAGGGCCTTGGCTGGCTTGCAGGCTGGTTCTGCGATCTGGCGTCTCCCTTGGGTGTTACCGCACCCTCTGGAGTCGCCCTCTCTTTTCCGCGCAAAAATGAAAAAGCCCCGAACTTGTCGGGGCTTTGTCGTTTCTGGCAGGCACAAAAAAACCCGCTCCATGGCGGGTCTTCGGGAGCAATTTGCCGCAGGCAAAATACTCAATATGGCGAAATGATGCGCTCAGCCGTGCGGGAAGTCAATCAATGGCGACAAGGAATTTTTTCACTTGATCGGATGCATGTTCCAACGCCGACTCCACTACCCGGCCTCTCATTTTTAGAACTAGATCATCGCTGGGAATGGAGTACTTTTTCCTCAGAGCTTCCCCTGCTCTCAATGCTTGATAGCCGTTGTGCCCAACAAGGTTAGCCAATGCCTCCTCTATGTCGGGTGGATCAGCGGAGTATTCTAACTTAATTCGAATCATCTCCAACCCAAGCGAGAACTCGCTGTCGAGCCAAGCGATACGAGCAGCGATCAACTGATCGATTTTTGATAACTCGCTTGGTTCTATACCGCTCTCCGGCTTTTTGCAGGTGGGATAGTCATTGCTTCCCCAACGAAACGAGCGATAGTAGTCCATTTCATCCGAAAATCGCCAATGAGCTTTAACGCAGTTCAGCGCAACAAGATCAAGCTTTGTAATTAGGTGCACGGCGTCGACTTTTGCGTATCTTAGCTCATCCCCTCTTTTGAAAATCGCCTCTTTGACCCATTGCAAACCTCCGCCGAGTAAGGCTGCAGTAGCTCCGCTTCCTAGGGCAATTTTGACGATGTCCCAAGTATCCATCACTGTGCGGATTGATTCTGCCATGAGCTATGCAGCTTCCTTCATCTGGTAAATTACCGCCCCCACTGGGTTAAGCGCCATCCTATCAAGATCCTCGCAGCACTCGAAAATGAGCGTGATCACCGGCTCCCAATCGCGCGCCCAAGCGCAGGATTCCAAGCGAACTCCGTACTCGGCCATCAGCCAAGAACGGAATGCTTCGGGCTTGATCATCGGGTCATCATTGGCCGACTGCCCGCCCTGGTGCATGTAGCGATACCGGCGCATTACACCCTTGACCACGTACTCAAGCTTCTCGCGCTTCACCGCGGTCATGCGCTTGGACTTGGACACCACCATACAGAACACCAACTCCTCCGCCGCCTCTCGGATGTCGTCGCTCCGGTACGCGGCGTACATGTACTCGCCGAACACGCGGACTTGAGGGTGAAGCTTGGCAATGACGGACTGAATGTGACCCGCCAGCGCGCTATGCACGGCGTGGTTTGCTGTTGGACCGCGCTCGGTGCTCTGGACCACCACGCCAAGCTGAACGACGTCCGAGCTCTGGCCCGGCGCTGGGTTGTAGGTGCAGTCGTGCCATGCCTGACGTGCCGAATTGATCTTCATGCTGCTCTCCCCTTCAGCTCTTTGGTCTTTGCCCGGTACTCGGCCTTGACAGCCTTCAAATCTTCAACGGTGTAGCGCTTCGGCTCATGCGGGCCTTCGAGTCGATCGACGCGCTCCTTGCCGATCTTCTGGATCAGGCGTTCGCGGTAGCCCTGTGCGACGGTTCTGCCCTTGGCGGCGTATTTCCCGGACCCTCCATTGCACGTCTTCAGCTGCTTGTGGCAGTTGTCCTCGTCAAAGCGCAGCTCTGGATACGCGCCACGACTGAGGAAATGGCCCGCATCCCACTTGCCACCGGTCAACCAGTCTTCGTCTGAGCCGTAGCTGCCGCAGCAAATGCATGGCTGGTCCTTATCCCGCTCGCGAATGAATCTGTTGAACTCGGTCTGAGCCTCTTTGGTGTAGTCGCCGACTGACTTCAGCTTCTCCTTTCGAACCTTGATCTCGCGGCGCTCGCGCTGCTCGATGGCTTTGCGCGCCCGTTCCTGATTCGCCGGAGCGATGGCCAGGCCGCACGCCCAGCCGCAGACCTTCTGGCCCATCTTGGCCGGGACGAACTTGGTGGCGCACTCCGGATTGGCGCAGGTTTTCTGCTTGCGGGCTGGCGGCGACTTCTTCACTGCCTGAGCGATCACAGCCCACCCCCTGCCTGAACCGCATCAGGGTTGGAGTGGTAGCTGTGCTCGAGCATG